CCCAATTGTCGGTCATGGTTATGATGCTTGGGTTACTCACCTTCCTGTGGGTGTGATGCACATTGCGTGGGCAGCTTGCCCCCTCCCCCTTGGCGTCGCTTGTCACATGATGAACAATGCCGTTGCCATCGGTGTCCACATGTTCATCACCATGCCTATGCAGGAGTCTGTCCGCGAGATCATCCGACAGAACCCCATCGTTGAGTTGCCGATGTCAATGTTCCTACCATGTGAGATCGGCCCCATCGGCACCCTCTACTCCAATGCCTCCCCAGCTGCCCAGTTGTACTTCGCTGGCCTGGTTGCGCAACATGGCGTTGGCGCCCTGCGGCTCATGTGGTACCTCTGGTTTGATCGCGTTTCCCCTCCTACCAGTCAGGACATCCACTATCCTCCTGCCCTTTACCTCCCTGGCGAGACTGAGGTTGCACCGAAGAAGTTCAAAGAGACGACTCACCCTGATGAGGCGATTTTCCTTGTCTTCCAGCAGCCCTTTAAGGGCCGCAGGCCCCGCCTTGTCCTGCGAACCATCGGCTTTGATCAGCTGGCCCCGTCTTACTACCTCGGCACCGCCACCACCGAGGAAGCCGCCATCACTCAACGCCTCCTCATAGAGCGCCCTCCCCCGAATCTGCTTGCGTGGGCCGAGGCGCACGCTCTCTATGATGCTTCCGAGCCACGCCGCCTTCTTGAGGCTGCTGGACCCATCGTCTATCGTGGGCGTGTCGCTTTCGAGCGCTGGCTGGCTAAATACCAGTCCGCTCGCCGACGCGCAGCAATCCGCGCTGAAGTGGATGCACATGATGGTGGGCCACTCTCCCGACGCGACAATCGACGCGCTGTCTTTATCAAGGGAGAGGTACGCATGGAGTACATATTCGACGAGGAGTTGTTGACTTGGCGTAAGCTCGGCACCCCGCGCTCCATCATCAGTAGCAGCTACATCCGCCTCTCGCGAACCGGCCCTTTCTTCTACGCCATGGGTTTGCGTATGCAAGAGGCTTGGACTGGCGAGTCCCCCATTTTATATGGTGCTTGCAGTTGTGAAGTCTTGGGGCATTGGTTCACCTACTGGTACTTCCGCCTAGGCCCTGATATTTGGTTCCTGATCTGCGACACTGTGCGCCAGGATGCCAATTACAATAAGCCTGCCATCGTTGGAGAGCGACGCCGTTGGAAGCGTCTTGGTCTCCAAGGCAAAGCTTTGGGTGCGGTCACACAGGGTGAAAGGTTTACTGGGCTGTCGATGAATGGCTGGATGGTGAAAGTTGAGTTCCGTCGTGCCTCCGGCGATGCGCAGACTTCTGTCGGTAACACCGAGCAGAATGTTGAAGTGACCGTCTATGCCTGTAAGACCCCAGTTCGCCCCATGATCATTGGCGAGAATGCTGCGGGATCCGTTTCAGGCGATGACTTGGGCATGTTGAGCGCTGTGGAGCCTGAGATCGAGGAGTTTCGAGCTAGAGCAGCTCGCCTCGGGTTCCCCGTTGAAGCTTCCATCTCCCAGAACCTGTGGGATTTTGAGTTTTGTAGCAAACTCATGTATCCCAGCATGGATGGCTTTATACCCGCCCCCAAACTGGGGCGGATGATCACCAAATTTGGTTGGAAGATCGAGAAACCCTTTGAGGACCTTCGATCCGTAGCTTCGGTGTGCCTTGATGACATGTGGCACGTCCCGTTCGCACGTGAGTTTCTCCAGACCATTTTGAGAATATTGCCCGTTACAAAACGGCGAAAGGTGATCCCTGAGGCGGATTACAAGATGCACGTGGCCCGTCGCCACGAGACTTCCCCTGATGTGTGGCCGTTCCTCGAGAACAGATACGGTCTGACCCGCGCCGACCATCTGCATTTCTGCGAGTTGCTTTCCCAGCTGCACACCTTCCCGGTCGTCATCAGCGTGGCGTGGGCTCCTAGGATTCTCCGACGAGACTCCTAGTGGGTTCGTGTTTGTTTCTTGTAACATACCTACCGCTTTCGTACCTTATTAGTACCTCCTTTTGCTTACCTTAAGTATCATAACACTTGTCCTTTGTGTTGTCCTTTCTTGTAACATGCCTGTTAAACAACAGAGAAACCGTCGTCGCGCATCTCGTCGTGCGCAGAATGTTCCCCAGCACCAATTGGTCTCTGGGAGCGGGGATTTTAAGATCCCGAAGTCGGTCCGCAACGCCATTCGGACCGCCGCAACCTCGGCCGTTGCGCGCCAGGTTGTCTCGGGTGCCGGGACTGCTATTGGTGCTCGTTTTGGCCAGCCTGATTTGGGCCGCACTTTGGCAAACAAAGCATATACTCGCCTGGTTGGTTCAGGCGATTATGACATGCGTGCCAACTCCCTCATTACCTCGACCGCTGCAGGCCCTGTGATGCCAACTTTCGCGCCGGATGGCCGGCGTGGGATTAGGATCCGAGAACGAGAGTACATCGGCGACGTCATCTCCGGATCGTCGCTGGTTGGAGCCTCTTCCGCGTTCAACAACACGTCCTACATTGTTAACCCGTCCAATCCTACGACGTTCCCATGGCTATCGCAATTTGCCAACAATTTTGATCAATGGGAGCCACACGGCATTGTCTTTGAGTATGTCAGCACTTCGTCCAACTTCAACGGGTCTACCCAGGCCCTAGGAGTGGTCGTTACCGCTGCTGACTACGATTTTGCCGATCCTCTCTATGCCTCCAAATCAGAAATGGAAAACTCCGGTTACGCTATCTCCACTGCCGCGAGTGCTTCCATGTTGCATGGCATCGAATGCGCTGCCACCGAGCGACCCGCACGTGTGCTTTACACAGGCACCGGGTCCGGCAGTGACACATCCAATAACCTGCATAATTTGGCCCGATTTCAAATCGCCACGCAGGGTATGAGCACCGCCAGCGTTACACTCGGCGAGTTGTGGGTGACTTATGATATCACCTTCTATAAGAAGCAACTCGTCCCCGCCGCATCCTTGCGACCGTACTCGTACTTCACGTCAACCACCGACCTCACCGTTGGTGAGAGCCTTCTGTGGCACTTTTCCCCAGTACACAATGATCTGGGAATCGTTTTTGACTTAAATGAAGCACAGTTGCGCTTCGCCTTCCCACCTTCCATCACCTCTGGCAAATTCATTATTGCGTACAGCTTCCATTCCGACGGTACGACTGATGCTGCCACCGTTCCTTTGGGAGGTTCCTTCAACGTGAACATCACTTTTCCTGTAGAGCACGCTTCCACCGTCAAATCCGTCGTCACAACGGGCGGCACTTGGTGGAATTGGTGCGGACTCTTCGTAGTCACAGGTAGCAATGCCTTGTTGGACATGGGACCCACCACCGCTCTCATGAGCGGCGCACGCTCCATCAACATTTTCCAGGTGAATGATGCCCTGGAGGTTGAAGCAGCGTAGAACAGACGACAGGAGCCCGTCCCTTAAACGGAGAATAGACATAGGCCTGGTCCCGAACCACTTTCGGAGTAGCCTTGTCCACAGCTAGCACCACCCTTGACTGATTTGGGTGAAAAGACCGACGCTCTTTGCTTTGCGAGTCCCCACTGCCCGTGCAGTTCCAACCAAGCCGCCTTAAAGAAATATTGATTGGGAAAAACAGTACAGCTACCACGAGTTAGTCGTGGTTTCTCTTTGAGAACCCTG